CTAAGAGCGTTTCTAAACTTGATGTTCTGAAAGACATTAAGAACGATCCAGATAACCCATTTGGCGCAGCCATCAAAGAGAAAGATCAGGGTGGACAGTATTGGTATACCGATAAAAAAGGCGAAAAGAAACTTGGTTTAATTAATAAGACACGAGCTGAGGGTGATTGGACTGAATGGAAAGATTCTTTACCATCCCAGTTCTTGTCCAAGCAGTCCAAGGCTATGGCCGAGAAGCAGCTTGGTATTGCTAAAGCAGATAAGAAAGAGGAGTTTGCTGAGATTAATGCTCTCACGAACCCGACTATAAAGAAATATTATTTGGAGAAGTTTGCTCAGTCTTGTGATTCTGCGGCTGTACATTTGAAAGCTGCTGCTCTTCCGGGACAGAAGTATCATGTTATACTTCCGCTTACTACTATGTCAGATAAAGAAGTGTATGCTCCTGGTTATCCAGATGGAAGTAAACTTGCTCTTATTCGTTTTCCGCACGGAGGGACTTTTGAGATACCTATTCTTACCGTAAACAATAAGAATAGAGAAGCCATCAAAATGATCGGTAAAACTTCAATTGATGCTGTTGGTATTAATAGCAAAGTTGCCGAACGATTATCTGGGGCAGACTTCGATGGCGATACAGCAATGTGCATTCCTACCCATGATAAAGCTGGTAAGGTGAAGATTGCTTCCCGTCCTGCTCTTGAAGGTCTGGTTGGATTTGATCCTAAGATGGAATATGGTGGAGAGAAAAGAGTCGATAGTGAAGGAAAGGAGCATTACTATCGTGGCGGGCATGAGTATCAACTGTTGAAGAAGACCGATACCGAAATGGGTAAAATCAGTAATCTTATCACCGACATGACCCTTGCTGGAGCAGACGATAATAAGATGGCAAGAGCTGTACGCCATTCGATGGTTGTCATTGATGCAGAGAAGCATCATCTGGATTACAAGCAGAGCGAGATAGATAATAATATACCTGCTCTGAAGAAAGAATACCAGGCGCACTACGATTCGACCGGTCATCTGAGATTTGGTGGAGCATCTACCCTCATCTCAAGAGCTAAAGGTGAGATAGATGTAGATAAACGACAGGGACAACCGCATCCAAACCTGAAGGGTAAGCCGGATTATGACCAATCAAGACCAGAAGGCTCACTACTGTACAGGAGAGCCGATGACGCGGATTACACCACTACAAAAGTGGACAAGCGAACCGGAGAAATCATCGAAGAACATAAAGTTCGTACTCAGAAGAGCACTAAGATGGCGGAAACCGACAATGCCATGACCCTGGTGTCAGAGTATAGACACCCCATGGAACTGATCTACGCTGACTATGCTAACACAATGAAATCACTCGCTAATCAGGCACGTGTTGAAATCAGTAAGACCGGTAAGATTGCTTATAGTAAGGAGGCCAAGGCTAAGTATCAGACAGAAGTTGATAGTCTTGAAGAAAAGTTGAATAAAGCGCAACTTAATACGGTACGTGAGAGGACTGCCAACCGCATGGCTGCAGCCACCATCAATGCCAAAAAGAAAGAAGCTGAGGAAGCTGGTATTAAATTGAAGACTAAAGAAATTAAGAAGGATTCACAGAGAGCGTTGAGTAAAGCTAGAGAAGAAGTTGGTTCTATCTCCAGAAAAGATAGAAATATCCAGATAACTGACAAAGAATGGGAAGCTATTCAGGCAGGCGCAATTAGTGAGAACAAATTGAAATCCATTCTTCAAAACTGTGATCCTGATTCACTTCGTCAGAGAGCAATGCCTAAATCATCTGCTTCTATAAGCGCAGCTACAGCAAATCGTATCAAAGCAATGTCTTCCTCTTATACAATTCAGCAGATCGCAGACAAACTTGGTGTTTCTACATCAACAGTTTCTAAATATTTGAAAGGAGCAACAGCTTAATGAGTGATTGTAGATTAACGACATTTGACAATCCGTATGATCCATTTGAGCAGTTTGCTCTTTGGATGCTGTTTGATAACCGAAATGGTTACAATACATGCGGAAAGATAGATAGACTTACCCATTATTCTGATGATATGTCAGAAAAAGAGTTCGATGATGAACACGAAAGAGTTATTGATGAAATCATTGATAACGATTTTCTTAATATTTACAAAAAAGTGTACAGAAATCAAAAGAATACAGATCCAAATACCACAGAGGTGGCTTAATTGGAGTGAAAGATATAGAGGGGGGGTCTCGAAAATCACACCCCCTCCCTACATCGCCCCGGTCTTTGAAAATTCTCCGGGGGATATTTTCCAGAAAACATTTGGGTGAAACCACGGCTGATATTTTCTTAATTTACTGTGTTTAGGCGAACTTATAGAACTATTTCGCGCTATTTACGTATTTTTTTCATAGGTAAAATTCTCCTTTCAGTGAAAAGATAAATCCACATTTTCCGATGGCTCTATAAGTTCACCTAAACACAGTACAAAGTCTATTAAATTTGCAAGAAAGAGGTGTACAACTATGTCAAAAGCCAAGGAATCTAAGCGCCTTCGACCGGTATTGTCGCCGGAGGCAAGAGAAAACCAGCTCATATCCTTGGCGATGGACCGCGCTGAGGAAAAATTACTTAATGGAACGGCATCTTCCCAGCTGATTACTCATTTTCTTAAACTCGGAACAGAGAAAGAGCGATTAGAGAGGGAGAAACTAGCAAAAGAGAATGAACTACTCAAAGCTAAAACCAGTGCGATTGAAGCTAGCAAAGAATCTGCTGTAGAATATGCCAAAGTTCTTGAAGCCATGCGTGCTTATGGTGGCAACGGAAATATAGGTGAGAGCTATGACGAATATTAGAACATACTCCGAACTGGTGCGCTTGCCGACATTTAAACAGCGGTATGAATATTTGCGTTTAGGTGGCTCCGTTGGAGAAGATACGTTCGGGTTTGACCGATATTTGAATCAGATATTTTACAAATCTAAAGAATGGAATAGAATTCGGGATCAGGTGATTATTCGAGACCATGGGTGTGATCTTGGTTTGGACGGATACGAGATAAATGACCGAATACTCATTCATCATATGAACCCAATCACCAAAGCCGATATTTTGGAGCGTACTGAGTTTCTACTAAACCCAGATTATCTTATTTCGACTATGAAACGCACGCACGATGCCATACATTATGGCACATATGAATCACTGACTGATGTTTTTGTTATAGAAAGAACTAAAAACGATACATGTCCATGGAGGAGGTGATACTGAGATGGATAATGAAAGTATACTTGTGACAATCAAGAAAATGATTGGATTACCCGAAGAGTACGAGCAATTCGATACAGACATAATTACACATATCAATACCACATTCATGATTCTTAATCAGTTGGGGGTTGGACCATCTAAAGGTTTCAGAATCTCTGATAAAACAACTACTTGGAGCGAGTATCTACCAGAGGGATCTGATTTAGAGGGTGTAAAATCATACATACATCTGAATGTGAAATTGCTCTTTGATCCACCTCAGAATGCTACTCTCATGGATTCTATTAACCGACAGATTAACATGCTCGAATTTAGATTGGTT